TGTTCTGCATACTCGTAAGTGGTGACTGTTGTCGGGTCTTCACAAGCAGCAAGAATAGATAGACGATTTTGAGTGTGGACTTCTAAAAATCCTTTTTCCAGAAAAAAGGATCTCATTTGGTGGGTGACAGAGGTAAAATCTTTTGGTGAGATTAAACTCGTCATTTTTCCTTTCCATCGCTTCAGCGATTTCTTTTTATATATAAAAATTTGAATTTTAACATTTTTCTAACAATATAACTTTAAAAAATAATATATACTTGCATGAAAGTATCAAAGAAAGCAAAACTCATAAAAAGGGTCCAAAAAATGGAACTGTCAAATCCTGTTATTCAGACACTCATTGGTTTGGTTGTTTTTTACATTGGTCTAAAGATGTTCTCAGGTGGTATGAAAGCGATGGGAAATATTGACCATCTTCAGTGGTTTCTTGGAAATCCAATCTATATGTTTTTCGGTGGAATCATTATGACTCTTCTTTGGCAATCTTCATCACTATCAACAACTGCAATCATTGGTCTGGTTGCTGGTGGTGCATTACCTTTACCAGCTGCGATTGGTGCAGTCCTTGGTGCTAACATTGGAACTACTGGAACGATATGGATTGCAGGACTTCTCGTTTCAGATGGAATGCCAACAGGTATCACAAAACATATCGCAATGGTTCATACTGGTGTGAATCTTTTCATGGCAGTTTTATTCCTTCCTTTTGCTCAACATATTGCAAAGTTTGTGTCTAAATTTTAATCATCTCCTTTCATTTGTGATTAAAAAATATGTCAAAATTTGATTAAAATATATACATCTGAAAGGAGATGTTATGAATGATATTCAGTATATTTTGAACACCTTTCTACTTCTTTTCAGCGGTGTGCTGGTGATGTTGATGGCGGCAGGCTTTTCAATGTTAGAAGCAGGAATGGTAAGAACAAAAAATACAACTGCTATTCTGACAAAGAATATTTGTTTGTATTCCTTATCCTGTCTAGCCTTCTTTGTAGTAGGTTATCAACTGATGTATGGAAGTATCTCAGACGGAGATCATTCTGGTATGTCAGATTTCTTTTTCCAAGTGGTATTTGTCGCAACAGCTGCAAGTATTATTTCGGGAACAATTGCCGAACGAATGAAATTTTGGTCATTCATGGTTTTCGTCCTTGTGCTTGCTAGTGTGATATATCCATTACAAGGTGCATGGACTTGGGGTGGAGGATTTCTATCTGAAATGGGATTCTCTGATTTTGCTGGTTCAACAATTGTTCATTCCGTTGGAGGATGGGCAGCACTCGCAGGAGTCATACTCTTAGGTGCAAGAACAGGTAAGTATTCTGAAGATGGAAAAGTAAATCTTATTGCACCTTCAAATTTACCACTTGCAACTTTAGGTACTTTCATACTTTGGTTTGGTTGGTTTGGATTCAATGGTGGGTCACAACTTGCAATGGGAACCAAAGATGATGTCAATGCAATCGCAAGTGTAATCTTGAACACGAACATGGCTGCAGCCGCAGGAGCGGTAACTGCCATGATTATCACACAATTACTATATAAAAGAGTAGACCTAACGTTAGTGTTAAACGGAGCACTTGCAGGACTTGTGTCAATTACAGCAGGTCCAGATTATCCAACAATAGCGTTGTCAATTCTTATTGGAGTAATTGGTTCTGGTCTAGCAGTCCTTGCAATTCCACTTTTTGATAAAGTAAAGATTGATGATCCAGTTGGAGCTCTATCAGTCCATCTTGTCGCTGGAATTTGGGGAACACTGGCAGTAGGTATCTTCAAAGAGGATGCATCCATAGTTACTCAACTTTATGGTATAGGAATTATCGGGGGGTTTGTATTTGCTTCCAGTTTGATAGTTTGGTTTATCATAAAAATGGTAATAGGGTTGCGAGTTTCAGTTGAAGAAGAAACACAGGGTATTGACCTTGCAGAGTTTGGTCATGCCGCATATACTATTGGTCATGGTGAATTTGTAACTCAAGACGAAATCAAAATGGTCAGGGGTTACGTGAAACCAAAAGCGGAGGTGGTTCCCGCTTAAAAATAGGAGGGACACGAAAAGGGAGTGTCCCTTCTTTAATCTCTAAAAAAAGAAAGGAACAGAGTGTCAATCCAACACTCCCATGCTCTAAATGAAAAATCTTTTTATGTGCAAGTGAGAGATTACGATGCAGAACTTGAACCTTGGTTACGAGCAGAGTATCGTAACTTGTCTGATGCTGAAGAAGCATTTCATAGTTATCAATCAAGAAGGAAAAAACCTTCCTTATTCTCAAGAATAAAAAACGCATTGACGTTTGATTCTTTCAAAATAGATGTTACATTTTCATCTGTTCATGATTATCTTTCTCAATCAAAAGATAGGTTCGATTTAGAACAAAGAGAGAGAAAAATTATGAGGGGAAATAGATGGGGATTAGCATGAAAGAATTAATGTTATCCTACAGTATGGTTGTTTTTTGTTTGTTTTTATTGTTTCCGATTTAATGACTTGACATATCGTCACTGTCTTGATATACTGGTCTTATAAATTATTAAAATAAAATAAACCTCTAAGGAGTCGTTATGATATCTGTACGTGTAAAACCAAACGAGAACATTAACCGAGCCTTGTCTCGTTTCAAATCCGCAGTTTTGAATGAAGGTATAATCAAGACAGTGAATGATAAATCTCACTACGTCAAACCCTCTCTCAAAAAGAAACTCAAAAGAGAAGCTGCACAAAGACAACGAATGAAGGATGAAATCAAATTGATTAGGCAAATAGAGAATGAGCAAAAAGAGTGGAGATCCTAAAAAGGTTGTCAACCTAGCGGACTTCCGTGATGAGAAGAACGCATTAGATATTAAAATAGGTGGATATTACGCACACCCAGAGTTGGGTGTGCATCTACATTGTATCGGAATCACAGACCCGATGCATACAAGAGGCGATGAGGTCCATTTTGTCATAGAGGATCACTTTGGAAATCTCGCTACCTTCCAAACTTCAGATGCACCACATGGATTCGTTTATTCAAATAAAGAAGAATTCGCATATGCTCTGATGCAAGTTGCAAAAGATATAGAAGAATATGGTGAAGATGACGGACCCAAAGTTTCGTGATCTTATAAATAATTATATCGTTATCCCTACCTACAAAAACTTAAAATTAGAAGAATGATTACATTCGCAGAGTATCTTGCTGAAGGCGCAGAGGGCAAGAACTTACATTTAGAGCACCTTGAAGATGAGGTGTTGAACAACGGAGTCAACGGAACACGGGCAGCAATCAATTTCCTTCAATCTTTGAGGGATATGCTTGCAGGAAGTACAAAGTCAAGTGTAAACGTGACTGTCAAATGGGATGGAGCTCCTGCTGTTTTTGCAGGAATTAATCCAGAGAACAAAAGATTTTTTGTAGGAACTAAGGGAGTTTTTAACAAGAATCCAAAAGTCAACTATACAAATGCCGACATTGATGCGAACCATTCATCGCCAGGTCTTAATTCTAAACTCAAAGTTGCACTCAAACACTTACCAAAGTTAGGAATCAAAGATGTTCTACAAGGCGATATGTTATTCACTCAAGATGATTTATCTACGGAGACAATAGATGGTAAATCGTATCTTACCTTCCAGCCCAACACAATCGTATACGCAGTTCCAAAAGAAAGTTCTGGTAAGATTAAAAAAGCGAAAATGGGTATTGTCTGGCATACCACTTACTCAGGAGAAAAACTTGAAGATATGCGTGCCACTTTCGGTGCGAATATAAGTGGGTTGAAAAAAACGGACGATGTATATTTTACAGATGCAGATTATAGAGATACTTCTGGGACAGTCAATTTTAACAAAGCGGAAACTGCATCAATCACAAAGGTTCTATCCTCTGCTGGTAAGAAGTTTCGTGAACTGAAATCAACATTCATGAATGAACTAATGAATGATAATAATCTTCTCATCTTGGTTAAAACATTCAACAACGTCAAGGTCAGAGAAGGACAAAAGATTTCAAACACAACGAAACACACAGGAGAGATGATAAAGTATATCAATGCTAAGTTGCAGAAAGACATTGATAAGATAAAGACAGAAAAGAACAGAGAGATCAAGACAAAAAATAAAAACGAGTTGATTTCTTACATCACTAAGAACAGAGTCAATTTCAAGAACATCTTTGATATGCAGAACTTGTTAGTGGACGCCAAGAATATGGTAATACGCAAACTTGAAAAAGCAAAAGGTGCAATGGATACTTTCATACGCACAGACAATGGATATCGTGTGACTGCACCAGAGGGTTTTGTTGCAATTGACCGAATGGGTGATGCTGTCAAACTGGTTGACCGCCTTGAGTTTTCAAGAGCTAACTTTAATGCTGCAAAGAATTGGACAAAATGAGTAAAACATACGAACAATTTTTAAAAGAACAAAAGGGAGGAACGGCGGTATTCACGTTTGGCAGGTTCAACCCCCCAACAACCGGCCATGAAAAACTTCTCAAAGTGTTGATGAATACCGCCTCTAAACAAAGAGGTGATTACTATGTATTCATGAGTCATTCACAAGACAAAAAGAAAAACCCTTTGAGTCATGACCAAAAGATGATGTTCATGAAACTTATGTTTCCGAAACATCGTTCTGCAATGATCAAATCAAAAGCAAGAAATGCACTTGAAGCACTTGTTCAGTTACATGACATGAAAAAATATTCAAGAGTTGTCATGGTAGTTGGAAGTGACAGAGTTGCAGATTTCAATACTCTTCTGAACCGATACAATGGTGAAGATGTCAAACATGGATTCTATCAGTTTGACGAAATCAAAGTGGTTTCTGCTGGAGAAAGAGATCCAGATGCTGAGGGTGTAGAAGGAATGTCTGCATCCAAGATGAGAGCGGCAGTTGCGGATGGAAACTATGATGTCTTTAAAATGGGAATTCCTGCAAGTGTATCAGACAAAGATTCTAAAAAACTTTTTGATGCAGTTGCAAAGGGTATGGGTGTGAGTGGTGTAAAAGAAGAGATAGACGAATATGAAGATTTCGACTTTGATCTCTATGAAGCACTCACTCCTGCACAACGAAGAAAGATGGCAATTAGAATGAAATTGCAAGCGAGAAAGCCTGGTTTTATTCGCAAGAGACAGATTGCATTGAAGAAAGCTGCAACAAAAGGTAAACTTGATATGCGTGCTAGAAAAGCAGCAATCAATATGATTGTCAAAAGGTTTTTTCCAAAATTGAAAAAGAAATCTCGTACAGAACTTTCTTATGCAGAACGTGGTAAGATTTCTGATATAGTAAAAAAGAAAAAGGGTGTTATTGCTAGGTTTGCAAAACGTCTTGTCAAGGATAAACGAAAACAAGATGTTGAACGAAGACGAGCGATGAATAGAAAGAAGGACTAGGATGGAAGAAAAAGAAAAATGTTGTGAATGTTTAAACTGCACTTGCGATCCATGTGAGTGTACAACTGAAAATCCGTGCGGATGTGATGAAGATTTAGTTGCAGCCGTGTAAACAATAAAGGGGGGTAAGTGTCTAGG